CAGTGCTAGAAATAGCATCGCCGCCGATCGTATTGCTCAAGGATCAAAGGTCAGTAAGTCATCAAAGGTCGGTGAGATTGGATTCGGTTACGCCGCGCAGAAATTCTCAGGCGGTGGAACTACTCAACAGCTCTGGGGCGGTAATGAATTCGGTTCGAATAAATTTCGCCAATTCCCTATCTGGTCAGGCCAACAGGGACGCGGCTCAAAAGGATGGTTCGTCTATCCAACACTTCGAGCTGAACAGCCTCACATCATCGCTCAATGGGAAGAAGCATTCTCTAAGATTCTGAAGGAGTGGTAATGGCTACAGGCGGCTCAAGAACTCTCAAGCTCACGATTCTTGGTGATGTTGATAACCTTCGAAAGTCACTTACCGACGCCAATGCTGACGTCGAAAATTCTTCATCGAAACTTGGCACATTTAGCAAGAACGCAGGTTTAGCATTCGCCGCCGCAGGTGCGGCCGCCGCCGTCTATGCTGGGAAGCTTCTCGTTGATGGCGTTAAGTCAGCGATTGAAGATGAAGCCGCGCAAGCTAAACTGGCCACGACGCTTCGCAATGTAACGGGTGCTACGGATGCCCAGATTGCTTCGACGGAAGCGTTCATTCTCAAGACTTCTCTCGCGACAGGAATCACGGACGAACAGCTTCGTCCATCGCTGGAGAGACTGACTCGCGCCACTGGCGATCTCAAAGCGGCTCAAGATTTGCAGACACTTGCAATCGATGTTGCGGCTGGCTCTGGTAAGTCACTGGAAGCCGTCTCTAACGCAATCGGCAAAGCCTACGAAGGCAACACTGCCGCACTCGGTAAATTGGGCGTAGGACTCAGCTCAGCCGAACTCAAGACAATGACTTTCGATCAAGTGACTCAAGCTCTTTCGGATACTTTCGCAGGTCAGGCCACCGTTCAAGCTGAGACATTCGCTGGCAAAATGGATCGTCTCAAGGTCGCATTCGATGAAGGCAAAGAGACAGTCGGATCATTTGTACTCGATGCAATCACTCCAATGGTCAGCTTTATGGTCGATAACGTCATTCCTACATTGCAAAATGTTGCAGGTGAAATCGGTGACAATCTCAAGCCTACATTCGAAGGCATCTCTACATTCTTCACCGAGACATTCGTGCCAGCACTTTCGGCGATGTGGTCATTCATCAAAGACAAGCTGATTCCAATTCTCAAAGATGTCTTCACTCCAGTCCTGAATGGAATCAAATCAGTATTCACATCCATCGGAAATCTCGTCGAAGAGAACGTCGGATTCTTTAAGCTCCTCGGTGCTGGTCTGACTGCTCTTCTCACCGTTGCAAAACTTGTCGCACCCTTTATCGGCGGCGCGTTCAAACTAGCATTTCAAGGCGTTGCAATAGTCATCGATGGCGTAGCGGCTGGCATCCACGCCGTCGTCTCTGGAATCAATCTCGCAATCAGCGCAATCAATGCACTCATTAAAGCCTATAACGTCGTGAACAATCTAATTCCGGGTTCTAAAGATTTACCGCCGATCCCTAAATTAGCAAAAGGTGGACTGGTATCAGCGAACAGTCCTTACATCGTGGGCGAAGTCGGCCCAGAATTATTCGTCCCATCTGGATCAGGTCGCATCGTGCCAAATAATCAACTAGGCGGCGGCGGTTCAGTTATCAATCTGACAGTCAATGGCGCAATCGATAGCGAAGGCACTGCACGTCAAATCATCAACGTGTTGAATAATTCATTCTTCCGAGGCACGGGTGGAGCAGGGGCGTTCGTTACATCATGACGCTCTGGAATCCAGTCTGGCGAGTAACAATCAATTCGGTCGTCTATACGAATTTCACTCTGGCGAATCTGACTATCACTTCAGGACGAACGAATATCTATGAACAAGCTCAAGCAGGTTACGTCAATCTCTCACTTATCAATCTTGAGCAGACTAACGTCGCACTTAATATCAACGATGGCGTCACGATTGAATTGCAAGATTCAACGGCTACATTCACGCCGATATTCGGTGGCACAATTACAGACTTCACTATTGCCGTTGCTAACTCTGGAACGGTGGCAGTCAATCAAACAGTCTCCATCATTGCACTCGGTGCATTGTCGCGACTTCCTAAAGCTCTTACCGATGGCGCGTTGGCTTCAGCTCACGATGGCACTCAAATTCTGGAAATCCTTACCGATCTCTTACTCAATAACTGGAGCGAAGTGCCGCCAGCAATTACATGGGCGACTTATGATCCGACGATTGATTGGGCGCACGCTGAGAATACTGGTCTGGGTGAGATAGATACTCCAGGAGATTATGATCTCGCGGCTCGCACTGCCGATCGAATCGATATGTATTCACTGGTCAGTGCATTGGCGACTTCGGGTCTGGGTTATATTTATGAAGATTCACTCGGGCGAATATCCTATGCGGATTCGACTCATCGCTCTCAATATCTGGCGACTTACGGCTACACCGATCTTTCGGCGGCTCAAGCTCTTTCTAACGGCATGGCCGTACAGACTCGCGGTGGAGACGTTCGCAACTCCGTGACAATCAAATACGGCGCAAACTCTACCAATGAGACGACACCATTTGAAGACGCGACATCGATTGCCAACTACGGCAGACTCGCTCAAATCATCTCAACGACTCTGAAGAATCACGCCGATGCCGATGCCCAAGCCGCGTTCTATCTCAAGCTTCGCGCCTACCCTCAAGCGATGTTTAATCAAATCACTTATGAGCTGACAAGCCCTGAACTAGATGATGGGGATCGCGATTCTCTTATCAATATCTTCATGGGACTGCCCGTGAGAATCTCGGATATGCCGTTGAATATGGTCTCAGGCACATTCATCGGATTCGTCGAAGGCTGGACGTTCAAGGCGTCCTACAATGCCGTCTCAGTCACGCCAATACTTTCGCCACTCTCATTCTCACTTCAAGCGATGAAGTGGTCTGATGTGTCAGTATTAGAACAATGGAATACCATCTCGGGAATACTCGAGTGGCAAGATGCGACAGTCGTCGCGTAAGGGGTAAGAATGGCAAATCCAACAACTAACTTCGGCTGGGTGATGCCGACTAGCACCGATCTAGTCACTGATCTCCCTGCCGATTTCAACGTCTTCGGGCAGGGCGTCGATACGTCGATGCAATATCTGCTGGGTGGCACTACTGGCCAAGTCTTATCAAAGACATCTGGCACGAATATGGCATTCACATGGGTCACACCAACGGATCAAACGCCGCTGACGACTAAAGGTGATCTCTTTACTTATACGACTGCCGATGCACGTCTTGGCGTCGGTACGAATGGACAGATTCTCAGTGCGAATTCAGCGCAGGCAACTGGACTCGAATGGATCACACCAAATCCCGGAGACATCACGGCAGTCAATGTCACGTCTCCAATTACGGGCGGTGGTACATCAGGCGATGTCACTATTTCGATTCAAGATGCTTCCACTGCTCAAAAGGGAAGCGTTCAACTTTCAGATTCGACATCGACAACTTCGTCAGTATTGGCGGCAACACCGACGGCAGTCAAATCTGCTTATGATCTAGCCAATGCCGCAACGACAAAAGCGACGCTCACGACTAAAGGCGATATTTACGCCGCAACTGCCGCATCAACTCCAGCACGTCTCGGAGTAGGCACAAATAACCAAGTCCTCACGGCTGATTCAACTGCTGCAACTGGCTTGAAATGGGCGGCGGCCGCATCAACTCCATCATTCACGTTATTAAATGCGGGCGGCACTGCTTTGACTGGAGCACAAACAGTCACAATCTCAGGCATCAGCGGAGTAAATCAAATCTTTGTTTATGTAACAGGTGCGAGTTCTGCATCGGCCAGTTCATACATATATTTAAGAATGAATGGCGATTCAGGCAACAATTACAATTACATGGGCGGAGTTCAAGCTTCCGGGTATGATGTCTCTGGTGATACATCGGCATTCCTTATCGGAAGAATGGGAACAAGCGCAACTGATGCAGTCACTGGTTCTTGTATCATTCAAGGCACTGGCGGAGTAGGTTACAAGCCAATCAATGTCAATTCGTATGCTGGTGGTTCTGGTGCATCAGGCGTTGCACTTGGCGGTTACTACAAAGGCACTTCAGCAATAACAAGCGTTTCAATTTATTCTGGCACTGGAAATCTGGATGCTGGAACCGTCTATGTATATGGAGCATGATGATGAGTACTTATCAAGAAATGATTGTTAATATCGAAACAGGCGAAACAACTTTTAGGGATTTTACTAAGACAGAAATCACAGAAGTTGAGAAAGCAAAATTAGAATTAGCCAAAGAAATAGCCGTTGCGGATAAGGCCGAATCGGACAAAGCAATACTTTTGATTAAACTCGGCATTAGTACCGATGAAGCCAAGTTATTATTGGTCTGATGCTTTCCCAGAATAATTGGATAGCGTCGAAAGACGCTTCCGAGATTGACATAGTCAGCATTCCCATCAAGGGAACAACGGTCAAGGTGCGATGTGCAAAAGCCGTTGCACCATTGATCGCTGGATTCTGCGCTGACTTTCATGAGCTGATTGAGGAGATAGATCACGGCTCTCTCGACGATTGGGGCTATTGCTTCCGCATGGTCAGGGGTTCAACAGACAAGCTCTCCAATCACTCGTCTGGGACTGCCGTCGATCTCAATGCCACCAAGCATTTTCTCGGAAAGTCTGGGACATTCCCAAGCGAGAAAGTACCGATGATCCGAGCATTGGCCAAGAAATACGGCATGATGTGGGGTGGAGATTTCCGCCATCGTCCTGATGAGATGCACTTCGAAATCACCGTAAGTCCAGCGAAAGCCGCTGAACTCATCGGGAGCCTGAAGCTAGGAGAGAAATGAACGAATTCAAAGCACTCGCCGCATCATGGGCGAGATCATTCATGGCATCTTGTCTCACCGTCTATCTTGCTGGAATCACTGATCCAAAGGCCATCGCAATGGCTGGGGCGGCATCCGTTGCACCCGTCGTCCTTCGCTGGTTAAACCCTAAAGACGCATCCTTCGGTCGTAAATGACTGAAACAATCTCAGCGATCGGATTGATTTCTGCATCCACTATCTCAGCCATTGCCGCGCTATATGCGGCCAAGTCCGAACGAAACTCACG